TATAAATATATCTTCCTTGGGCAAACTGTACACTTCTCCTGATATTATTAAGAAAGTGAAAAAGAGATTTGAACACATCAAGAAAATCAAGAAGTTTTATGAAGATAATGAAAGTGAAGGCAATCAAACCTCTATTTAACAGTATAATCACTACTGCTGAGAAATATGAGGAGGATGCCACAAAGAATGGAATCATTGATGCTTCAAAGCAGCAAGGAACTCTGAAAGAAAACCAAACGGTTATTTCAGTTGGTTCAGCGGTAAGGGATATTAATGTTGGAGATATTGTTAACATTAACCCTATTAGGTATGCTGTCAAGAAGTATGATAAGGACTCCATTAGACAGGATGTTGCTGGTGGAAATCCTATTGTTGGTTATCAATTTGACTTTGTTGAAATCAATGGTGAGGAGTATATGCACCTCCAGGATAGGGATATCAACTATGTTATTACTGACTTTGAGGAGGAAGAGGTTGAGATTCCTAAGCCAGCAGCAACAATTATAATGCCCCCAACAGATATTATTGTTTAATAAATCCAAGCCTATCCTTCGGGGTGGGCTTTTTTAGTTATATATGCACTTAGTAGAATACATACAATACGAAATTAAGCCTACTCAGGAGGCCTTCCTGATTAAGCCTGTAAGAGACCTATACAACAAGGATAAGACCAAGAATAAGGAGAAATTTATGCAGCAATTGTCAATTCTCTACTTCCTGGTTGACCCTCGCAGTAGTTATAGCTATATAGTATCTGAGGAAGAAAGATTCAAGGAAATCCTCAAGCAGGAGGGCTTACCGCTTGACTTTAAGATAGACAAAGACTTACAGGCAGCTATTGACATATACAAGGCTCATATTATCACCAGTAGCTACAAGCTGCTTCAAAGCACCAAGATTGCCGTAGATAAGCTATCTGAGTTTCTGGAGAATATTGACCTTTATGATGTTGATGACAAAGGTAAACCTAAATATACAATCAACTCTATAACTCAGGCTATCAGACAAGTTCCTCAACTTGCAAAGGATGTCATAGAAGCTGAGAGGATTGTAACCAAGGAAATTGAGGAAGAAGGTAGAGCAAGAGGAGGAAACGAGAAAACTTTATTTGACGATGGATTCAAACGCTATAACGGTTAAACTCAATGAATTTCAATCTACCCCTGACCAGCTTGAGCTATTCTCATATCCATCTGAGGTTCAGGAGCAGTTCTATGAGTTTGTGAATACAGTGCCTTTCATCAAATATTTAATAGGTGAAAGGCCAAGAGCCAAGGATTTAGAGAGGGATGAGAAAGGCAGAATTAAGGTGGATATAACAAGGCCTCACATCCTTGAAGATATGGACTATTTCAGGCAAGCAGCTATCTTCTATCAGAAGAATGGATGCTATACTTTCCTGAGACCAAATCCAAATCCTAATAGCGAATATGGCAAATGGTGCTATGAGGAAATAAGAAGATGTAGAGAGGGCTATGTAAGAGAAAGTGATGGAGAATGGATTCCTGGCAGCTTGTACTTCTTCTTGAATTACTGTCCTATTCCTCAGACTAAAACAGTCAAAGGCTCTAAGAGGGGTGCTCGTATTGTTGACTTTCCTGAGTTCTGGGAGGGAATCTATTGGCGTATGCACTACATAGAACAAGCAAGAGAGCAAGGAAAACATGGGTGTGAAATCTCTTCGAGGGGCAAATCCAAGAGCCTCTCGATGGCTGCAATTATGGCTAAGCTGTTTGTTTTGGGTGAATCTGACGAAATCTGTGAGAGAGTAAAATGTATGGCTACAGCTTATCAGAAGCAGTACCTTACCTCTGATGGAATCCTGAATAAGTTTGAGGCTTATATTGACTTCTTAGCCCAAAACACTCAATGGCCAAGTAAGAGGTTGAAATCCTCAATGGCAGATATGACTTGGACTATGGGGTACAGAGACCTTGATACTGGAACAGCCAAAGGAACACTTAATGAGGTTTATGGTGTGTCAGCTAAAGATGACCCATCTAAAGTTCGTGGTAAGCGTTTGCATTTTATTGTGATTGAGGAATTTGGCTCTTTCAAGAATGTGCTTGAGCTTTATAATATTATGATTCCATCAGTACAGGAGGGAGAATATTCATTCGGGCAAATGTATCTGATTGGAACTGCGGGTGATGATGAATCAGACTTCTCAGGAGCTGCTGAGATTGTATATAACCCCAATGGTTACAGGATGTTAGCCCTAAATAATGTATTCGATATAGAGGGCAGAGGAAGGCCTACAATCACATTCTTTTTCCCTGGTTACATCAATAGAAAAGGATGTTATGACTCAAATGGAAATTCTGATGTTACAAAGGCTATACTTGAGATTCTTGCTGACAGGTTTAGGATTAAATATAATTCAAGTGACATCAACTCTATCACCAAAGCTATTGCGGAAATCCCTATTACCCCTCAGGAGGCAATCTTGAGAACCCAGGGCAATATTTTCCCTGTTGCTCCACTGACTGAAAGATTAAATCAGCTTGACGCAAACCCATCTGAATATAATGATGTTCTTACTGGGACTGTGATAGTCGAGAAAAATGGTGAAGCTAAATTCATCCCAACAAGTGAAACACCAATCAGGGAGTTTCCTGTAAAGAAAGATAACAGTATCAAGGGCGCAGTTGAGATTTTCCAGATGCCTGAAAAGAATCCACAAGGACAACCTTACGCTGATAGATATATTATAGGCGTAGACCCAGTAGACCATGATGTTGCTGATTCAGTGTCACTTACATCTACCATAGTGCTTGATTTATTCACTGATAGAATAGTGGCTGAATATACAGGCAGACAGGATTATGCTGATGAGAACTTTGAAATATCGAGAGCATTAAGCTTACTATATAATGCAAAGATTATGTATGAGCAAAATAAGAAGGGTATATTTGCTTATTTCTCAACTCATAATTGCACTCATCTACTGGCGGACACCCCTGAGTACCTCAAGGATAAACAGCTTATTAAATTCACTGGGTATGGCAACACAGCCAAGGGAATCAATGCTACATTGCCAATTAACAAGTATGCTGATGACTTAATCAGGAGTTGGCTACTAAAGCCAGTAGCTACTACTGTTAAGGATGGGAATGAGGAAAAGGAGGTAACTGTCAGCAACCTGTTTTTCATCAGAAACAGAGCTTTACTCAAGGAGCTTATTCTGTGTAACCCTGATATAAACGTAGACCGAGTTAGAGCCTTAGGTATGGTTATGCTGTATAGGGAAGAGAAGATGATTCTCTACCAGGGAAATGTAGCAAGTAGGGATAGTAGACCTATGGGCAGTGGACTTGCGCATGACCCATTTTTTGAGAGTAATTATGATGGTCAGTAAATTTAGTAAAAAACTTTAGGTGTATTATAATCCCATTTATGCTTATTGTGTAAGTGGGATTTTTTACTTACCTTTGCGGCTGAAATGTTAAACTAAAGTAAGAGAAGAATATGTTAAGTAAAGGTTTTCCGAGACAACAACTTCCCTTCTCTGCTAAGGGTAAAGCATGGAGAAAATCTGTTGTAGATTGGGCAGATAATCAATCCCTCTTTGACGGAGAAGCCATCAGAAAGAGTGCTTATAGCAAGAAAATAAACTATGACCTCTACAATGGCATTCTGCACATGAAAGACCTTCAACTTGTAGTTAATCCTGAAGGAGTGAAAGACGTAGATTATGTGCCTGAAAAAATTCAGCACTACCCTATAATGAACTCTAAACTGGATGTCCTCATAGGTGAGGAGCGTACAAGAGGGTTTGACTACAGAGTGATTGTAACTAATCCTACTTCCATTTCTGAGAAGGAGGAGGAAAAGGCTAATCAGCTTTTTCAAATGGTTCAGTCTGAAATACAGAATACTTCTCAAAGTGAAGAAGATTTCATGGCAAACATGGAAAAGATTGGTGACTTCTTTACTTACTCTTGGCAAGATTTAAGAGAGATGAGGTCAACTTATCTGCTTGAACACTATGAGAAGGAATATGATTTTGACACTATTTTTAATAGTGGATTTACCGATGCACTAATCTGCGGAGAGGAAATTTATCAATGTGACATTGTAGGTGGAGAGCCTACTCTGGAAAAGATTGACCCTCAGGAGATTAGGATTTATAGGTCTGGTCACTCAAATAAAGTTGAGGATGCAGACCTCATTATCATCGAGAAATATATGAGTCCTGGTAAAGTAATTGATACTTTCTATGATGTACTTACAAAGAAAGATGTTGAGTACATTGAGAAAGGGTCATTCAAACAGGGTGCAAGAGTCGATGATATGGATAATGTGGATGAGAGAGCCACACAGGTAGCTGTAACCAATTATGGTAATGAACTTACTTCTGCCGAGGATTTCTTCTGGAATCCAATAGGAAGATATGATTCTACTACCACCCATCTTGCTCCTTTTGACAGATGGGGTAATGTAAGAGTCCTTAGGGTCTACTGGAAATCAAGAAGGAAGATTAAGAGAATTAAATCTTATGACCCTCAGACAGGAGAGGAGATTTACAGCTTCAGGACTGAGACCTATGTACCTGTTAAGGAACTTGGTGAGGAGGAAAAGATTTATTACATCAATGAGGCTTGGGAAGGAACTAAGATTGGTGAAGATGTTTATGTGAACATGAGGCCAAGAGTAATTCAATATAACAAGCTCTCAAATCCTTCAAAGTGCCACTTTGGTATTATAGGTTCAATTTATGGAATCAATGGTCAACCGCCTTTCTCTCTGGTTGACAAAATGAAGAATTATAACTATCTCTATGATGTTATACATGACAGGCTTAACAAACTGATAGCTGCTAACTGGGGTACAATCATTGAAATGGATTTAGCCAAAATTCCTGATGGTTGGACTGTAAGTAAGTGGCTTCATTATGCCAAGGTTAATCATATTGCAGTTATTGACAGCTTTAATGAGGGCAAGCATGGTGCTGCCTTAAATAAGGTTGTTGGTGGCATGAATACAGCTTCAAGGGGCGTTTTAAATGCTGAACTTGGAAATTCAATCCAGCAATATGTAAATATCCTTGAATACATAAAATCAGAGCTTGGTGAGGTATCAGGTATTAACAGACAGAGAGAGGGACAAGTAGCCAATAGAGAAACTGTGGGTGGTGTGGAAAGAGCAAACTTGCAATCTTCCCATATTACCGAGTGGTTATTTGCTACACATGAAAATGTGAGGAAGAGAGTAACTGAGTGCTTCCTTGAGACTGCTAAGATTTCATTAAAAGGTCGCTCTAAGAAATTTCAATATCTCCTGCCTAATGGTATGGAAAAGATGATTGAGATTGATGGAGATGAGTTTGCTGAGTCAGATTATGGACTTGTTGTTGATAATGGCTCAGACACCCAGCAATTGAAGCAGATTATACCTCAATTAGCACAGGCTGCTTTACAGAATCAACTCCTTGATTTCTCTACTGTTCTTAATCTTTATTCTACTGCCTCTATGGTTGAGAAACGTAAGATGATTGAGAACTCAGAAAAGAAAGCAATGGAAAGGGCACAACAGGCTCAACAAGCTGAACAACAAGCTGCAATGGAGCAACAACAGATGCTTATGCAGCAGGAACAGGCTAAGCTCCAGCATGAGGATATGCTTAATCAGAGAGATAATGAGACTAAACTCATTATTGCCAACATCAATGCACAGGCTAAAATGATGCCAGTTGATGATGGTGTTGATGAAATATCAGCTACTGATAGAGCAAAACTCGCTGAGCAGATTAGAGAGTTTGATGCCAGATTGAAATTTGACAAAGAGAAATTGCAGGTTGATTCTGAATTAAAAAGGAAACAAATAGCAAGTAAACCTAAAACAACGAGCAAATAATGGCTAATTCAATTAATAATACAAATAATTTAATTCAACATAGATATTTTGCTACGGAGGAGGCATATACTGCTGCAACCAAAAAAGACACTGATATCTGCTTCATAGGTGATTCAGGCAGGATTGTTACAAGAAATAGTACTTTTGGAAATGCCAAATCAGTCCTTGA